GTATACCTTCTAAGATTTCTTTCTTAAAAGAATTTGCTACTGCTTGTGCTATTGCCATAATTTTTCTCCTTATAATATTGTATTCGGTGATGGAGATGCTATTTTCTGTCTAATAACTCCATCATCGTATTCCGCTCTTCTACGTCTACCCATTTGTTGTGCCGCAAAAGATTGTAAGCCTTCATTATACCTCTCTTTATATAGTTTGTACATATCCATGGGGCCTTTGAGATAACCAAAAGCTTCTACCAAAACACCATGTAAAAGCATGGCCTCTTGGTATTGTGCCAAGAATGTATTATTCGTGCTAGTAAAATGTGGAGGTGTGATAATATAATTTAATTGCACAGCATAAGCCTGATCAGGTATGGGTGCAACAACAATATTATTTTCATCCCAATTAGCATAGAATCTTGGTTGTCCTGTAGCTCCAGAACCATTAAATTCTGATATAAAACTTGTATCTCTTTTTTCCATATATGTTCTTGCAGAGGATAAATCAGATGAAGCAAAAACTTGTAAAGATCTAATCACTAAAAAATCAGATGGCATTACTAAAAATCTTTTATTAGTGTTAAAATTAGATGTAGAATATTTTCTGGTATCATCATAATCAACTTTGCCCGCAATATCTAATTCTGTGTTTCTAATAAATTGATCAAGTAAAGTATCAGATAATACATTACTATCTACCTCAGCGTAGCTTCTAATTTGAGTCAAAAAATCTGAATAAGTTATTGCCATTATGTTGTTATTGTTACACTCCCAAGTGAAATATCTAATTGTCTTTCTCTATTTTGCTCAGATGGATTTTGTGGCACCATTGAGGCAACAGTGGTAGTTATACCATTACCGGTAAATAAAGATCTATTGACCTGAAAATCAAAATTACCTGGTAATGAAACATTAACCACTGTTACGGTGGCACCACCAGAATCAACTATTGTATTATCGTTAGGTGCAAATGTAGGATTTAATGATTTCATTGTTTGTGGTTGTTGAAATCTTTGTGGTCTAGTATTTTGTAAAGCTATTGCATCTGCTGTATTATATCTTCTTTGTATCTGTGGATGTTTAGGTTCAAACTCAGATATGTGAACTAAAGATCCGTTCCATTCTCTTACCATTTCATTATATGGAAAAGCTTGACCAGATCTATCTGATATTGCCTGTGATCTACTTCCTGTTGCAAATTTAGCCATATTAACTTACCGTTGGATAAAATGTTTGTGGTGCAATAAACGTTGAAGCTCTTTGACCATCTTCATCTAGAGCTCTTTTTAATTCGTCTTCATACACAAGTTTATTTTGTTGAACTAATTGTGGTGCTTTTTTCATAGAAAGATAATAAGCAAGCCCTGCACACATGCAAGGTAAAAATCTATAAGCCACGTCTGCTTGATTTGTATAAGCCCCAGCATCTTCAATTCTATTAATAGAATAATATTTTAAATGTGTGTAAGTGTTTAAATCAGGTGTAATGTATAAAAATATTTTAGGCAAAGTTTCTCTTTTGACATAATATTGTGAAGGTTGACCAGTTGCCCCTTTGTTTGGTAAAGCTGCATAAGCAGATCTATCTATTTTTGTTAAAGATACATCAGTTCTATCGCCAGTGTTATTAGCAGAAGTTGAAACAAATGCCTCTAATACATCATTTACATTTGCAGCTGTTGAATATTCTGCCTGTCCTGACACTAAAGCAATTGTATTTAAATTAACTTTCCAAAGATGAATTCCTCTGTTACCCCATTCTGCAAATAAAAGATTTAAACTTCTTCTAGCAGATCTTAAATCATATCCGGCATTAGTTGACAAACCACATCGCTCATATCCCTCATCGATAATCTCATCAATGTTTAAATCAAATGTAGTAGTCCCAGATGTTGCCATTATTTTTTAAATCCTTTCAACATAGGTCCGTAATATTTTACTAAACTAGGATTAGAAACTTTTTTTCCTGCTATTTCTGAATGCATATAAGAACCATTATAAGGTTCTTCTTTCATTTTTGTACCTGGTGCTTTGGAAGTAGTTTCGCTAAATGCTGCTCTACCCATTGCTGCTTTAAATTTAATTCTATGTTTGATAGCCATGTTTCTCCTTTTTGCGGTTGTACAACTTCTTTGATTGTATCACTTTTGGTTTATAAGTTCTAGACCTTAGATTTTTAGCAATAGGATTAGATAAGGTCTTTTGCTTTACCAATAATTGGTTTATATTTTGTTTTTCCTTCACTTTTGTATGCCCATAAATATGATGCTCTTGGTTGATCAGAGACATAGCTGCAGTGAATCCACCCGCTATTGGGTTCTCCTGGAGTGTAGAACTCGCATATAAGCTGATCATATGGAAGATTTTGATGTATCCAATCAGCTAATTCAGCATTATCTACGCCAATACATTCGAAGTCTGCGGCCTCTGCACGTGCATGCTGCGATCTAGCAGAACTACCAATTGCTTCACATAATTCCACACTACGAAAACCGCTGGTGATCTTAACTCTGCCAAAATGGTCACGTATCGGCTGAAGAATATTTTCGCACAACGCTTTTAATTTTTCTATCTGCTCTGCGTTAGGATTGTTATTGATGCCCTTACGTATAGCAGTATCTGATTTAGTTAACTCTGAGAGAGTAAAATTACGTGTCAGATTCATTTTTTTCCTCCATTTGATAAAACATATTATTTGAATCCTCTGTTACCATTTTTGTATCTTCTGCATCCCAATATGTAGTTTGGACTTTATAGTCTGGCCAGCTGTTATCAGTAGTGTAACTATTAACATGCCACAAAAGACGATTATTAGGCTGACCTGCAAAATTACCGTTATTAAGAGCCAATATGTGTGCACACTTATGTTCTTGAGGTATTTCAGAATGTTCTGTATCCAAGATATTAGTGTCTGGATGTGCCCAATCAATTGTGAATAAATATTTGCCATGATAAAATTTTTTGTCAATTCCTAAATATTTTCCGTTCAAACCATCTAACCAATCAAAACAATGAACACTAGGCCAATAGCTAAAACAATTCCATAATTCAAGTTCTTGAACTTGCATATCTGGAACTTGATATCTTTCATATTCTTTTTGAAAAAAAGCTGAAATAGGTAATCTCCAATAGCAAGCACCATTTGGCAACATAATGTTAAATAATAAAGCACGACCTGAAATGGAAGTAAGACCAAAGATAACACAGTCACTACTTTGTTTTGCAAATTTTTCATCCATGTCATAGAGATATTCTTTCCTGACTTTACAATATATGGGAGGTATGTTTGCGTTCAGATAAGCCATTTTTATATTTTTCCCTCCAATAATTTTTTCTTTCTAATATTCTAATCCTTTTTTCTAAAGCATTAAAACCTAATAATTTTTTTAAAAATTGTATCATTCTATTATCAACTTCTTAATACTCTTACTACCATCAATATTGTCTTCTAGTTCAGCGTTACCACGCCAGCATTTATAAGTAATTGATTCTGAGTATTGTCTCTCAGCTTCACGTTTATGCCGGAGGCACATTGCCATCGATTCTTGAATACGTGCTTCTTTAATCTCTCCATTTACAAACATCAATAATCCTATCACAGCTTCTATCATTGTGACTTACCATTTGTGTAGCCAAGATCTCTGTTAGCATCTTTTAATTTCTCAATATCAACTAAAACTTTATCCATTTGCTTTGTTAAAAATTCTATGTTTACTTTATTTAAAGCCATTGACTCGATGTGTTTATTTAAACGATCCGTGGTCTTGTACAAATCCTCCAGCATCATGTACTGCTCAGAATCTGCGGGCAATGATCCCATTTGTCCACGTGGCCATTTAATTCTAAACTCTGTGTTCTGTTCAACATCCTGTTCCATTATTTTTATTTTAGTGTCAGCAATATTGATACGTTCTACAATTTGAAAATAACCCATAGTGCCAAGTGCTACAATTACGATCAGACTAGCAACTGTTTTCATAGGCATTTGAACAGCTGCCGATTCTGATATTGAAAGTGGCTTATTTGACATTAATCTCCTTTAAGCCATTTATGGATTTTTACAAATGGCCATTTAATCCACTTGATAATTTTTTTTACCATATCATTATCCTCCTTAACAATCGGGTGTATGCAAGTTCTACAATCGCAATTATACCCAATACATTGGTTAGTGTTAATATAGGGTCCTACTCCTTTACAATGACAAGGGTGAAGACATAGTGTACAATTTAACATTTCCATCGTCTTCTAGCCTGTCTTAGTCTTGAGTTTGGATCTTTTGCAGCTTTAGGAAATTTTTTCATTTGTCCTGCTGATCTAGCGCAAAAAGATTTTCTACGTTTCGCAGCTTTTGAGCCAGGTTTTACTTTACCTGTCACTGCTGTTTTTAATTTTGATCCTGGGTTTGCCCTTCGATATGCAGCAACACCAGCTCTTGTCATTCCAGCCCCAGCTTTAGTTGGTCTAAAATTTTTTTTATTTCTTGCAGGCATAACATCACCACCTCTAGAAAACCCGAGTGTTTCAAGTCCTGTTTTCATTCTTACGCTTTCTCCTTAAAATTTTTACTCGTTGCTGCCAACACCAAACACTAAGTTTTGATGCATACTTTTCAATAAAAATAATAATTTTTTCATACATTTTACGTAAACGTAATAGTTACTCCGCCAGTTCCTGCAATTGTAGCGTGAATACCATCTTCAAATAAAATACCAGAACCTGGTAGATACATATCTAAACCCTCTTCACCAAAAAGATAAGTAGCAATAATCGTGCCAGTAGCACCACCAGTTCTAAATATAATAGATCCACTTGTACTATTACCTTTTCCTTGAATAGATGTAAGTCTTGCTCTTCTGTTTAAAGGAACCATTTGTGCCGTAGCAGTTGCGTGGGCTACCGACTGATCTGATGTAAAACTTCCGCCACCACTCATAATTATCCTGGGTTAGATGTTGTCATGTTAGGTCCTGAATACTTATCTGTCAATAAAGTTACTGCCGCAACATTTGTTACTGTTGAAGCAAAAATACCTTTTGGAAATAAGATACCATCTTCAGGAAAATTAAAATTAATTACATCACCTGTAGGAACATCAACTGTTAGTAAATTAGTTCCTCCTGATTGGCTAGTTGTATTCAACACAACAGATCCTGCTCCGCCACCATCAGATGCAACAACAATTCCTCTAAGTCTTACGGGTTGCGCTATGATAGCTGTAGCACCCGCTGCTGTAAATCTTGTTGCTTGTATATCACTTTTAAAAGCCATAAATTCTCCTAGTTCGTGGCTCCCGAAGGAGCCACTAGTTAATTATTAGTTACCGAAAGGTGTAGCAATAGTTCCATCACCAATCAACAAACCTTCAACCATGTAAGTATTGTCAGCTGTTGCAGTGAATTTAATTCTTGAACCAATAAGACCACCTTTAGTAGCATTACCAGCTCCTGCTTCTCCATTTAGGTTTACAACATCGTTTGCTGCTGCAGGTACAAATGCTTTTTTTGCACCATCATCAACACCAACCATAACTGAACCAACAAATTTATCAGTTCCGTCAGTTGAAATAGTACCAGTGAATTCATCTATGAAAAGAATTTCAAAAGTTGTTCCCACTGTACTTGCGTTGTTTGGATCTCTTCCTGGACCTGCCGATGCACCATCTGCAGTAGCAACAATTGTTGGAAGTGTGATTGCAGTTGGAGTTCCAACTGGGTCCATAGTAAGAATTCTTCCTGCATGGTCAGCAACTGTTAAATTAGTTGCAGCAGTTAAAGCTATTACTGAACCTGGACCAATAGATTGAAAACCATTTCTCGATCTTACTGGACCGTCAAAAGTAGTGTTTGCCATAATATTCTCCTTTGTATAGCGTTAATATGTTGTCTCTATACCGTCTGCCTAGCCAGTCAACATATAAATTAATCTAGGTTTTTTTATTATACATAAAAAAAGGGGCGATGTGAACACCGCCCCTTTATGAAATACTCTACGTATTTAAGCTATTATGTAGGTAAGTTTCCGTTACCAAATACACATCTTGGATCAGAGAATCCAAAAGAGTATCTTTCTCTAGCTTTGAATCTAACGTTACCAGTATCGAAGTCACCTTCCATAGCAGTTTTGATTGGTGCTCTAACGAATTGTTTGAATCCGTTAGGTACATCAGTCAATAGGAAGTACGAGTCAGTATCAGTAAGGAAGTTGTTTATAACATATCCTTCTGGAACCATTCCCATGCTTCTTACTGCATTGATATCGTTATCAGCTGTGCTTGTTCTCATCGGAGATTTCATAATACGCTCAGCGGTAAATTGTAATTCTTTTGGAATTATCATTTTTCTACCAGTTGTAGCGATTCTTAAACCTCTTTCATCTACAAACCCAGCAATATCAATTAACGATTGCTCAAGTGAAGTTTCGTTAAGGTCTGCAGCTACAGACAATACATTTGAGAATGTACCCCCTGTTGCTAGTGGGTGAGATGCCGAAATTAACGGAACTCCGTCACCACCAAGCACTCCAGCTTTCTGCGCATTGTTTAAAACATTTGCAGCTTTAACTTGCTTCGTGTTTGCCATAGATCTTGCAAGAGCTCTTGTGTATCTTGCAGCTAATCTATCGTAAAGGTTATCTTCAATTGCTTCTTCAGTGATAGCAAATGCTAAAGCGATTGTTTCGTGAGTGTATCTTGCAGTGAATGTTTCATTCGCTTGATCGAATACTACTCCAGCACCTTCTTGTTTTACTGGTGCTCCTGCGAAACCACTTAACATTACTTCCTCTTCAAAAGCTCTGTCAGATGTTTCAGTAGCGAAAATCTCTGCGTGTTGATTTTCGTATCTGTTATATTCCAGGCCAAATAGTGCATTCAAACCTGGCTCTAGTTCTTTAACTAGTTGTGATCGTGATATAGCCATATTCTATTACTCCTATATACCTGTTCCACTTCTGTAGAAGTGTTTGTTGATTCTAACAAGAATATTTCCGTTTGCAGAATCTGTAGCTGAGTTACCTGGATCTTGTGAAATGTCCATCGCTTGAATCACGAATGAAGCATTTGTTCCAGATACAGATACATCTAACTGAACTTCAGATATTCCTGTTTTTGTATTTCCAGTAGCATTAGTTACTGAATAGTTTTTAAAACAGTCCGCTCTTGCAAAAGTTGCGTCCGCATCCATTAAAAAAACTGCGTCAGGGTCATCAACGATAAATGCAGTAATGTCACTTGCGTTGATTGAACCTGGGTACGAGTTCCTAAATGTCGGTTTTTGCGTAGTAGGGTCTGTATAAAAACATCCATTGAACACACCAATAACTGCTGTGCTATTATTCGCAACGTGTCTTGTGATAGTACCGTCTGTTTCAGCGATAACTAAGTCACCTTGGAAAATAGCAGTAGTGTTATTAGCAGATATAAGATATCTGTTTTGTGCACCAACTAATGGCGTACCGTCTAGTTTTCTGTACGGTCTTAGACCGAACTTTTCACTTACGTTTGCCATATTGTTTTATACTCCTTATAAACGTTAATTTAAGACTCTTGTAGTTAATGCAAAAAAATTATTTTTTGCGGTTACCTCCAAAGGTCACTCTGGACTGCCTATCAATATTGATTGGCATATCCGGGTGTTGTTCCTTCATAAGATCCCTATCAATCGCATCTGTTCTATCTTGAGTAATTCTTGCGAAATACTCAGCACGTTGTTTCAGAATCTCTTCCGGTATCCTTGCCAACACAAGGCCACCAATTCCGATGAGACCAGCATGTTTACCTTCGTGAATAACTGGATAATCGTTTTCACCTATTTCACTTTTAAGTGTTTCAGCTTTAACAAATTCCCAGCCTTCTCTAAGTTTCTTTGAGACGTTTGCAACGTCTTCAAATCCTGCAGTTGCTGTACGTATCCATCTATGACACATACCATGCGGTGCAGCTGGCGCATCCAAACTGGATGGTGGAGTCCAATCTTTTTTTCTAGAGTTATTATCTCTAGTATCAGACTTGCGTGAAGTTTTTACTTTTTCCATTTTATACTCCTTCCTTCACGTATTTTGCGTATTCCTCTAGTGGCACCCCTAATTTCTTAGCGATAACTACCTGCGATTTGGTGAGTTTCACAGATTTGCGTCCCCCGGATCTTCTACTTACTGAACCTACATTTTGGACGGGTTCTCTTACAGGTTTAGTTTCTTCAGTAGACTCCTGTGCAAACTTTTGAGGGAAATACTCCTTCATACGTTTGTTTATTTGATTATAATACTCATCTGTCTCAGCATCAATACCCTGCCCTAAAAGCTCCTCATGAATACTCATGGCAGCTCCGGTCATAACCCTATCTGATCCAAACCACTCATTATCTTCAGCCCATTTCTGTGCTTTTTGTGAAATTGGTGGGGGTGTTTGATTTTGTGCAGATGTTTCTTCTTTTGGTTTTTCTTCTTGCTTAGCTTTTTTCTCAGCTTGAGCTAGAGAAACTTTTTCTTTTTCAACTGAAAGTCTAGAAAGTGCATCTTGTGCTTCAGTAATTTTATCAACATCCTGTGATTCTAAAGCTACTTTTAAAGCATTCTTAACTTTTTCTCTTTCAGCGTCTATTCTTGAATCGTATTCTTTTAAATAATTGGAATCAGTCTCTTCAAACTTTTTCTCAATTGTATCGTATTTAGTTTTCAAGCCTTTCGCATACTCAAGAGCTGCTTTTTCTCTTCTTTCAGCTTCTCTAATTTGAAAAGTAAGTTTATCTATTCTTTTTTTAACCTTATCAGAATATTCTTTGAGATCCTCTTTCTTGTCATCTTTTTTTTCTTCAACCTGTTCGATAACTTTAGGTTCTTCTTCTGATTTAGTTTCTTGCAAAAGTTCTTTTGCAGTTTTATCACCTGTTACTTTTTCATCAGTAATCTCAGTGTATCCTAGGTCAACGTTTTCTTTTGGTGCAAAAGACTCATCAGGTTCTTTTGCTTCAGGAACGTTAACATTTTCTTCATTTACGCCATCAGTATCTAATTCAACCTCTGGGTTTTTATTTTCTTCAGCCATTTTTCCTCCTTAATAATGGTGCAAAATATCTGATGGGTCATTTATCTTAGCAATAACTTCATCATCGTTAAGAACTCTAACTTCACCACCTTCTATTTTGAATCTTGAGCCTGCGTATCTACTAAAGATAATCCAATCATTTAGTTTACACCATGGCCCTTTAGGAAATTTATCATTATCTTGGTAACATAAATCTCCCATTTTTAGCACAAGACCACATACCGTAGTCATTTGTATGGTTTCTTGTGTGGTATCAGAAAGTAAAATTCCACCTTTTGTTTTTTTAGGACCAGCATATGGTAAAACCAATAATCGGTATCCTGTTGGTGTAGGTAAACTTTCTAAAGTTGATTTTTTGATCGCTTTAGGATCTAGGACTGTTTTTATTTCTTCTTCAGCTTTGTAAGCATCTAAAAGTGCCTCAGTCCTCTTCGGGGTCTCCGTGGACTTGTTCATCGTTTATCTCCATTTTAGACAGCAGGTTTTTTATTTCCTGTTGCAAATCCTCTAAGGATTTGATTTGACCCCTAACATATTGTAGTTGCTCGATAGTGTCAACACCATATATAGCGTGGTCTTTAAATCTATCTAAGTCCTGTTTTATTATTTTTTGTATGATCGAAACGGTATAAATATCCACAAAGAGAATATACTTGATTAAGCTTTTTTTGCAAACGTTTTAACATTTGTTGGTTTACCACCAACACCTTGAGCTTTAGCTCTTTTTCTTGCAACAGCAGAACGCCTTTGCGATTCTGTCATTCGGGCTGCTTTTGCAGCAGGCACGCATTTGGGGTACTTTCTTTTTGATCCACTTGCAGATTTTCTTCCACATTCTCTAAATCCCCCTCCGGGTTTTTTTGATCCAATGTCTACCCATTTTTGGGAAAACCATTTTTTGAGGCCTCCCTCTTTCATGTATTGGATATTTTTTTGCATTACATTAAATCTTTGTAATAATCAGCCATTCCTCCTACAGATTTTTTAACAACACTCTGTAAAGTTTTAGCTTGTCCTGCATGTGCTTTTGATGCTTT